GGGCCTGCGTCTGTGCCTGCGCTTGATAGCGGCGCAGTTGGTCGGCCAGGATTTGCTGTTGGTCAATCATCCGAACAACCCCCTAGCGCCCTTGATAATTGAGCCGCCTGCGCCGGGCAAGCCAGCCAGCCCCATACCGATTCCAAACAAGCCGCCAAGCATCCCGCCGCTTTGCGCTTGGTCTGCGTTGTAGGCGTCCATCTGCGAGCCGTAATTCGCCTGAGCCGCGCCAAGCATGTCAGGGCCTTGCGTGGTCGCCTGATTGGCAAACTGCTGGAACTGCGGGTTCTGCACCTGTGCGCCGGTACGCAGTGCGTTGATGAGGTTCAGCGGCCTGTCTTGCAGATACGCCTGTTCCTGCAACGCCGCGCCCCGGTTCGCCTGATCCAGATTGATGCCCTGCAATGCCGCTTGCATCATCGCGTCGTTGCGGTTTTGGCCGAACTGGTTCATCTCGCGGCCATAAGCCTCGGAGCCAAGCGCAATGCCCTGATTTGCAAGCCTGGTGCGCAACTGCTCTTCTTGCTGTGCAAAACGAGGATCAAGCCGCGACATGATGGCGTCTTGTGCCGTCTGCCCGACATTGATTGCCCGCTGTGGCAGTTGGCTTACATCAAGGCTCGGGTTTTCCAGCGTTCCCCGCGCTCTATCAAGCCCGGTCTGCGCGATCTGCGCGTAATCGTTAGACAGCGCAATCTGACGGTTTACCGTGTCCTGCGCTTCAGGTGACAGCGTTTGCGTTTGCGTCCAGCGGTCGGGGTCGGTAGCGTCTTGGGTGTACTCGATTTGCCCATAGGGGTTAATCTGCGTCATCCGGTTCGCTTTGGTCGCGTACCGTGCAGCCTCAAGATTCCCGGCAGCGGTTTCCTTTGCTGCGCTGGCGTAGTCCGGGGCTGGAGGAGGGGAGCTTTTCCCGTAAAGCCGCATCCGGCCAGCTTCGGGGCGAAACGCCTCTAGGCTGTACTCGTGGATGTCTAACAAGTGATTACGCATACCTACCCCCTAAGAATCGACACTCATCCTTGAACATTGCGAACAGGAGAAGATCGCCAGAGGGGGTTGCCCCAATTAGGCACGCTTCCATTGTAAATCCCATTCGCGTAACCAGTGCAATACATCTCACATTTGTACTGCACACCGGCACCGTTATTCGCCGCGCTTTCAGTTGGACAAAGGGGTAATGAAAGATCACCCCCAAGAACCGACGAGTCGCCCAATTGCCCTCACCGGCTATATGGCAAACAACCTGCGACCCGTTCCAATCCTCGTACAGCACCCCCGCCACTAGCTCGCCGTCTTGCAGCTTGCCGATAGCAGTTCCTCGTCCCTTCATCCACGTACCGCCTGCCCTCTGACACACCCACGGGCCTACCCGCTCGGCGTCCAGGCACAGCACTACAGCAAGCCCCCAAGCTGGTACACCACATCACAGTTCGTGTACCTGACCTCTGCGCCGTTGTTCTGCCCCTTCAGCCTGATGGCCGCAGCATTGCAAACGCTACCGACAGTACTCCACGACACCGAAGGATTGAGACCCCCGTCCCACACCATAGACCCCCAAGCCATAGAACCCCATACCATCCCGGTTGGCGTTGATGTCGTCAGTACGCCCGATGGCTCAGACAAGGAAAAATCTGCGTTCAGTGCATACAGGACGGACGGCGAGCCGCTTGCCTGAAGATACGGACGAATCATCGTGAAATACTTGTTACTCGACTTCGCCCCGTAGTATGAGAAAGCCCCGCACACATCAAACTGAATCGGCGTAGTCCCATCAAGGTTGCCCGTCCACGCTTTACGGACTTTGCCCGACATGCCGTAATACAAGCCTGACGCAGCGGTGAGCCAGCAAGTAGCGTCGAACCCGGTGAACTTCGTCCACGCTCCAGTAATCGTGTTTTGTGCGTACTGAAACTTGGTCATGCCCGGTACGTTCAGCAGCAGCATGTTTGCGTCGGAGTACAGGCACAACTGCCAGCCATACGTCGATGCGTAGTTGTTCGCCGCCTCGCTTATGCTGTTTTGGATTTTGTCTGTCAGCGCAACACGCCGATCTACCGACGCAGACAGCAATCCTCGCCCGAGAGGGAACACGCCTTCCATGCAGTTAATCGCCAAGTCGCCGCCGAACTTGATGCCGCAACGCCTGCCGATAGGTCTGCCAAGCACGGACACGCCCACAATCTGCCAATCAGCCGCAGTTGATGGATCGGTGCCGCGATATACCGCAACTTCGCCATTTGTGGACAGAATGACAAAATGGTCATCTGCCCCGTTGCCTGCGTCAATCGTCCATGTATAGCAAGCCATGATCGACCCACCAAGCCGGAAGATAGAGCCTAGATCAAGCTCTGCCGCATTCCCGCCCACGCTGTTAACCGGCAAATACCACACAGACATCGAATCGCGCTCTACAAAAAACAGGCGATTCTTGAACAAGCAGACATGAACTAGAAGCGTGGTCGTTATATGATTTATGTGCGGCGTCGATAAATCATCGACGGCTACCCACGTAGCGCCGTTCCACAGTCTAGGCTTGTCAGCGCCGTTTACAAGGTAGATAAACGATCCACCCGGCGTAGTGATCTGCGCATGCTGCCACCGAGCGTTAGTCAGCCCCGTCTGTACCGCAGCACCGACAGCGCCAGGAGATGTGACGTTGTAGATCGCCGTTCCAGCCGCTGCAAACAGCGTAGACGCCCCCGAGGTAGGCAGGTACTCTACGAGAGTCTCCACGGTGCCTGTAATGCCCGTTACGTGATCCTGCGAGCCTTTACGAACACCAAGATACGACGGATACGGCCACCAGTTCTCCAGCACCACAGCGTCTGTCATCGGCATGTCGGCAATTGAGTCGCGGTCGTTCAGACCGCCAACAGGTGCCGGTAGCGATGTGGTCTTGGTTCTCATCCCGGAAAATCTCCATCGAGCAGGTTGTTTGTCGTCAGCAGGAAAGTCTCGCGCCGCCTAGACAAGTACAGCGCAGGCTTTGTACCGTCCCGCCCTTTCGCCTGATCGATGGCGATGCGGTATTTCTGTTCGTCCTTCTGATACTCCAGTCCTTTGAGTTGCTTCCATCGCCACACAATGCCCAGCGACATCAAACGCGAATCCAGAATGCTTACATCACTGTCAGCGTTCCACTCTCGATAGCTGGTCGTTCCCGTGGCGTTTTGGCAGAAGTCCTTGCTTATCCACTCGAAATGACAGTCATCGCCAGCGTCTGGAGGCGGGTATAGCAGCAGTTCATTCCCGCGAATGCGGTACTCGGAGAACGGCCCAGCGGCTGCGCGTGCCTTCATCAACTGCCATTGAGCAGCATTCAGGGGGCCGAACAAAGGGCGGTTTGTCGTTCGGTTCCAGATGGTGTCGTTGATGATCCAGCCTAGATTCCCATCAACGATGTCGTTCAGGTTCCCCTGCGACTCCGTAGCCACGGCAAAGAACTGCACCTCAAAGTTCAGAATCTGCCACTCGTAGGAGTCGGCAAGTTCCTGTCCTTCCTCGTTGGCAATTTCCTGCAGTTGGGTGATGTTGCGGTCGTTCGATCCGATCACCGACGCAGGCTGATTCAATCCTAGCTTGCGGCATACGCCTTGGATGATCTCCAAGAGCGACTTATTGATGCTTGGATTTGTGGAGATGATGACGGGCATAACAAGCCTTCAACAGTAATTTGAGCCGCTCAAACAAAGTCAATCGGATGATGACTGACATCAAGCGTCCGTCAGGTACCAACCGGAAAACTCTATGGTTGCAATGTCAAGTTGCCCGTTAGAGCACACCAGCCCCGGTATGTCGCCCCATCGTGGCGTCAACTGAGTTGTTCCGGGCGCAATGCTGAACATCAATGCGCCAAGATTTGTCGAGCTAACGGTAGCCCCGAAAGTGTTGCCCTGAATGGCGCAGCCGATGGCGTAGCTTTGTGTGCCAGATTTGGCGGCAAAAGGAAGACCCCCCAAAAGCGCGGCGGTGCTGTCGCCGGTAGTACCAAACCTAAAGCGCCCCGCAATGAACACCATTTGTCCAGTTTTGACGTACTCTCCAGACGCCACCGACAGCACGCCAGGACCGCCAGAATCGTCCGTAGGCGTCCAAACCCCAGAAGTCTGCGCGATGTAAACAGTGTCCACAATCTCTACATCAGTAACGGTTTTGCGAAGCACCCCACCAACCGTTACCGTGTAGTTGTAGCGACCATTTGGCGCATAGAAGAAGAACGCGCCGAATGCGTCAGTCGTTGGGACATACGCCGCACCCACCGCGTCAGTCTCATACACCGTCGCAGGCGACCCACCCGGATACGACTGAACCGCAATGACAGCGCCAGGAACAGGACGCCCCTGCGAATCTAGAACAACGTCCTGAAACTTCTGCATGTTATGCCTCTGCTACTTCTTTCGCGGGCCTGCCGCGCTTGGGGGTTGCAAGTTCTGCAATCTGCGTCTTGAGCAGTTCAATCTCCGCCTGCAGACGGTCGTTTTCAGCCGCCTGACGGGTAACAACAGAAGAGTCCTTGGCCGACATAAGCCACGCACGGGCCTTGCCCCGCAGTTCCATGTAGCCCATGCCCATCCGTTTGCAGATGTTGTCCGACAGTTCTGCGAGCTGCTCGACAGAGCGAACCTCAAAATACTCCGCTTCTTTGACCTGGCTGCGGTTGATGACCGGCCACATCTTGAGCGGGGTGCCTTCAACCACGTCCTTCAGACCTTCCTTGAACCGAGCGTAGTGCTTTGGAAATTGCTCTTTGTGCTGCTGAGTCGCTGGCACCTCGATGATGTTGGTGGAGTCACCAGGCACCATGATTCGAACGAACTCGCGCTGCTCATAAACCGGCCTGCCTTCTTGCTCCGAGCGGAAAGGAATTTCCAGAGCGTCCTCGTAAAACTCAACGTAGAGATTGTTTGCTGGGGAGTTGTCCACAGTTCACCTTTGAAAAAAAGAAGCCCCGGAACCGCCGGGGCATCGGTTTTATGCCGACAGGATGGCGAACCAGTTCGCAGAACCCACGCCGACAAAAAGAGCGCGGCCACCGGCAGCAACGCTGAAACCGCCAGTAGTGACAGTCAGTGCGTTGATTTGTGCGCCGGTAGACGGATAGACCAGCACTGCGTTAGCGCCGGAATTGATGACAACCACGCCAGAGCCTTCCTCGGGTGCCATGAGTCGCACACCAGTAGAAGCAGCGGCAGTCGTAACGCGATTGATCGCGGCAGAGAGTTGGGTGGCGTCGGCGTTCGTCGTGCCTGCGGCAGTGATGGAGTTCACCACATCGCCGCAGACGTTGATAGCCTGTTGCGCCGACAACCCCACACCCATGAGTCGGGTAGGGATTGCCATGATTACACGCCCGCCCGAGAGAACCAGCCGCGATCACCCGACGCCATTGCGACCGCAGGCGACAGGTACGAACCACCCGAAGCCGTCGCAAGGAACGTGGTGGCGTTCACAGTGCAATCGGCATCGCTGGCAGAGATCACGGCGTTAGCCTGTGCGTACACGTAGATGCGCCCGTTAGAGCCGAAAACCTGCGCCCCGAGTTGGGGAGCGTCTTCAGCGCCAGTGTTCGCAGCAATGTCAGCCGCCGTCGTGATGGTGTTGAGATCAACCCCGAGAATTGGGGTGACAGTGAAAGGTGCAGCCATTTTGATTTGCTCCTATGAATGGTTGATTAGCCAGCGTGCAGAACGCCCTGGAACTGAGCGCCCGAGCAAGTCAGGTTGCCCGAGAAGCCGATCAGCTTCACGACTGCATCCTGATTGATTGCCGAACGATCATCCCCGATTGGCACGAAGTTGCGCTCAGCATGCGGACGGAAGAAGATGTACTTCGTGTTGAGGAAATACATCTGGTTAGCCGTCATCGCGCCGCCGATACCGCCGTCGAGAACGACATCAGCAGACTTGCCGGTGCCGTAGTACTTCAGCGCAGAGAAACCAGCACCAGCCATCTCTTCAGACTCGACACGCTGGATAGCCTGCAAAGACTCCAGATAGAGCCGGTAGTAGTTGTTGTCCGCGACGATCAGGTCAGCGGAGTCAGTGCCGCGAACCAACTGCAAGGCAGTGCGGTTCATGTAGCTCTGAATGTTCGCAGCCGTCGCAGCAGCGCCGCCGTTGGTCACCGCACCAAAGCTGATGTTGCGCCAGAAGGCGAAATTCAGCCGGTTGATACCGCCATAGGTGCCAGAACCCGGAGCCGTGGACACCGCAGCCGCAAGGCCAGTGATGTCTTTGCCGCCGTTGCCGGTGCCGTTGGAGTAGATGCCAGCAGAGATGCGATCCATCAGGTTGGCCTCGGCGACCATGATGCGGCCCTCGACCAGATCGATGATGCGCTCTTTGCCGCTGTTCTGGATCATCTCCAGACCCGAGACCGACACGGCGGCAGCGTACTGCTTGATGTCGAACTGAGCCGCAGAGATGGGGCTGTTCGGCGTGATGTCGATGACATCGTAGCCAGAGTACGAACCCGCGTTGCGCGTGCTTGCGTCGAGGTACGCCAGTTCCTGCAGGATGACGTTACCGCCACTGAAGGTCTTGACGTTGCCGCGCTTCTTGAGACGCAGCAGGAGAGCAGTGTTCTGGCTGACGTTATCGGCCAGAGCGCCGGTACGGGACTGGATACCCGCAGTGATGATGTCACTGAGATTGGCAAATGAAGCCATGATGATTCCTTTGAAGTTTAACCGTTGAATGCAGCCTCAAGGGCTGCGCGAAGGCTTGTCGGAGCACTTGCCGAACCGGAAGCAGGGGAGCTGCCACGAACGCTGACCGCTGCGGATTTCGCACGGGCTGCAATGGCTGCTGACTGCGCCTGTTTCAACGCTTCTTGCCGCTGCTGTTCTAGCAGGGCTTGTCGCGTTTGCGGGTTGGCATACACCGCCATATCATAGGCGTCCTTGAGGTCTTTGGCGCGTCCCGCTTGTAAAAGCGCGGCCATATCCTCTCTGACTGCCTCAAAATGCACAGCATCCTTTGCAAACTGCTGGATTTCGCTGTTAAGCGATTCCTGCTGCTGCTGTTGCTGTGACTGCATGAACTGCTGTTGCTGAGATTGAATCTGCGCCAGGCGCTGCTCCAGTTGCAACGTATAGGGGTCTTTCTGCGGCATGGCCTGCGCCTGCCCTAGGTCAATGCCGTACTCCTGCGCGAGTTGCGACAGGTATGCGGCCTTTTGATCCGGTGCGCTCGTCCGCAAGATGTGATCGGCCTGCAAGAGCTTGCTAACCGCCATGTCGGGCGATACGCCAAGAGACTGAATCGTCTGCATGTACGGCTGAATCGCACGCTCCATGCTCTTGCCTAGATCGGCGTGAGTTTTGAACCCTTCGATGCCCTTGTGAAAGTCAGTCTCGCGGCGAAGAATCTCGTCCTGCACATGCGCGGGCAACTTGTCGAACTCTGCTGCCGCATCCTTTTTCCACGAAGACGGCGGGCGCTTTTCGGGGAGTTGTTCGGCAGGCTTTGCCTCTTCCGGCTTCGGAGCGAACCGCCCTGCCTCATCGCGTGCGCGGGCTTCTGCCGCTGTCTCTACGGGCGCTTCTGACGTTTCAGGCGCTTCCTGCTTGTCTAGGGCCGACTCCAACACCGAGCGCAAATCTTGCGGTTCTTGTTGGGTTTCTTGGGTTGCCAAGTCACCTTCCATGCTCATTCCTTTTGTTTGGACGTAAAAAAAGCACCCGAAGGTGCCCTGCTGCTGCGTCCTGTCAGCCTCAGTCTTTCCAGTACCTCATAACCGCCTGCTCTGCGGCTTTGCGGATGCCTGCGCGGTCTAGTCCGCGAGGCTTGTTTACCTGCTTTTCGTTTCCGATTTCGATCAGCCGATGCTGCTTCAGGTGTTCACGATGCTGTGAGCGCGAACTGATCCACTCGCCCGTCTGCATGCTCTGATAGCCCTTGATGTCGGGCATGATCATCGGCGCTACGGGTTCGCGGCGCTGGTACTCTTCCTTGGGGATTAGCTCAAGGGTTGCGGGGTCTTGTACGTAGACTTTTTTCATGGGTTTACCGGCAGGGGATGGGATTACTTACCGTAGGGCACGCCAGCTAGATCGGCATACCACTGGCCCCACGATTTGATGTCGCAAACGCCAGCAGTGCGCTGTGCGTCGAGCCACCCCATGAACTCCGTCATCTTGTCGAAGCTCCATGTCGGCGGGCTGGCAGCGTCCGCTACAGCAAAGTCGTGCGCGTTAACGTGCGTGACACCGTAGCCCTCTGTCGTGCAAGCCGTGGTCACCGCCGTTTGCGCCTGTCCAAGACTCAATCCGGTGGTAAGCGTGCAGCAATTGACAAGCTGATAAACACGCTTTTCGTCCCCTGTTGACATGAACGAGTCGTGCATCGAAAGGGGCGTCGACGCGCCCATGCGAGCCGACAAGAATCCGGCAGCTTTCATGGCATCCTGCGCGGCATTGCTGTAAAGACTCTGAACCCACGGGTGGTGATTTGGGCCGTCGCCACGAATGCCAAGTGACCGCAGGTAATTTCTGGTGTCAACCTGCTGCTGCACATATGCCGTCGCAGAACCGGCGGCGGTCAGATTGGTGTTGTTAAAGCCGTGGGTGACGAACTCAAACAGATTGCTAGGATCGGCATGCAATTCTTGTATCTGCGCAGCGGTGAAGTAATTGCCAGACCCAACATACGCCCGGTCAATCCCAAAGCTCACCGGGATTTTGTAGTAGCGGGCAAGTGGCGCGACAAACGAATAACCGCTGGCGTACCCGTCATCAATAGACAAAATCACGGTTGGTTTCTTGGATGCAGCGGCCCCAACAAAGCCGATCCAGATTTGCGTGGCAGTGCCAACGCTTGATATGGTGAAGTTGATTCGCAGCCGCTTTTGCCCAACGAATGTGCCCGACGCCGTCTGCGTTGCAACGGTGCCGCGTGAAATAATCCAATCACCGGCAACCCAATTGGCCTGCGGTACGTTGGCTGCGTTGCGCTGCCCCGTGAACGTGTAGAAGTTTGTGAAACTAGCATCGCCAAGCAATACGCCGGTAACGCCATCGCAGGCTGTCATGTTGGATGACTTGACCGCAACAGCCAGTTGCTTGCCGTCCCACAAATAGGGCATGTTCAGCGTTGCCAGCGTGGTGCCCACCCGGTACGTGCCGCTAGAACTTGCCGGAATATCAAGGCGCAGCGTTGGCTGCCCATTAAACAGCACGGCGCTATCGACTGCTATGGTAAGCCCTGCGCCAGCCTGATCGTTCCACGGCGTAGTGCTGGCAACGGTTATGAACTCCATCCATCGCTCGTACTGTTGAGTCAGCGTCAAAGGCAAGGATTTCCCATCCCCATTCACCAGGGATTGAACTCCGTTCACCGTCTGCAGCGCCACAGCCGACGACTCGTTGCCAACAGACGAAACGGGCTGCGCGGACTCATGCCCGATGCCGAAGGTGTAATACTGCCGCCCAGTGATGTCTACTGATCCTGCCATGATATTTCCTTAGAGTAGAAGCAATAGCTCTTCGTCTTCTTGCTCGATCAATTCCTGCCGCCGTGCTATCAGTGCCGCAATGATTCGCGCCTGCTCCGAGTAATCGGGCATGTATTGCGCTTTAGCGATTGCTTTTGCTGCGACTACTTGAACCGCCTTGACCTCTTCAATCTGCTCTTCGATCTCTTCAATCTCTTCGATCAGTTCGGCGTGAATTTTCTTCTTCTCGCGCTCCCTGATCTTTTTCCACTGCTTGCGCCAGAAGCCGTCGTGCGTGTCCTGTAGCCCGCCAGCAGTGCCCGACGCGCTTACCGAGTCATTGGCGTTCGTTACCGCTACGGTTCCCGTTACAGAACCCGCCGCGCCGCTTGCCGCAACGCTGTCGTTTGCATTCGTGCGGGCAACAGTGCCGATAACCGTCGTTGTGCCGTTAGCCGCAACGCTGTCGTTTGCGTTTGTCCTTGCGACTGTGCCCGTTACCGTTGTGGTCCCGCTTGCCGCGCTGGTGTCGTTTGCGTTCGTGTACGCAACCGTCCCCGTTACAGCGCCGCCGACAGAGCCTGACGCCGCTACGCTGTCATTAGCGTTCGTTCTCGCCAGCGTTCCGACAACCGTTGTAGTCCCGCTTGCGCTTACCGCATCGTTCGCGTTTGTCCTGGCCAGCGTTCCGACGATTGTCGTTGTTCCACTCGCCGCAGATGTGTCGTTAGCGTTGGTTACCGCAAGTGTCCCGGTAACACCAGCCGCATCTGTCGTGACATCACCGACAACAACATTGCTGTAGGTATCTGCAACGCTGTCCCATACCACCCACGCCAAGGTGTACGCAGTGCTGGCTGTCAGCCCGGTGATCGCCGTCGCTTCGTCAATCGTCCGTGTGCCCGTGCTGCTGTCGGTGACAGGCTCGCTGCCGCTGTAGCTCGCGGGCGATGAGTTGGAGAGGTTGCCAGCCTTGATCTGTGCGCCGGTTGGCACACCCGGCCAACTCGCGGCGGCGTGCGCGATCCAGTATGCCTGGTATTGCGCGGAGGACTGCAGGTTGAGCTGCAGCAGCGTGAGCAGCATGGCTTACAGCGTATTCAGCGCGTCAAGCGTGTTCTGCGTTTCCGCGATCTCGGCATCCAAGGCGTCGATGCGTTCGACATCTCCCAGCGCCACGGCGTTGGCTCGGCTGGTATTCAGGGCCGCGAGCCTATTGCTGGCCAGCGTGATGAGTTGTTGGATCGTCATACCAGCACCACCAGTTCTTGCGAGATTGCCGACAGGTGCGACTGCAGCAGAACGACATCGTAGGTGTCGGTGCCGTCCAGGGCCGCGTAGGCCGCAATTCGCTTGCCGAGGGCTGCGGTGCCTGACTGGATGAAGTCGGTGTTTGTGTATGGCGACAGCACCCGGTTTTGCACATCGAAGCGATAGAACTGATTGGCCGCGCTCGCCACGTAAGCGTTGATGTAGAACATCCGGCCTTCATTCTCGAACGGTGAGTAACCCCCGCATGTGCCGACGCCGATAGTCACCGTGTTGCCGTCGTATGCAATCGCGCCCGTCCATGTGCCGGTGATGCTCGCCGCGATGTCCAGCACGTCCAGCGTGACCGCGCCACCTCGGAAGAAATAGCAGAAGCTGTGCCGAGCGTTGTGGGCCGCGTCCGGCTGTATACCCCAGCTTGGCATCCACATACCACCCGCCGCCTGCGCCGCCGGAGCTGCGCCAAAATACGTAGTTGACCAAGCCGCAGAGGCGATGGAGTTGGTGCCGTTGTTGACCGCCGCATCGCCGTAGTTGTAGGTGTAGACAGTCGTGGTAGCCGTGGAGCGCACCAGCATCAGGTTGGGCAACTCAATCACGAATTTCGCTGACGCGCTAGGCGTTACCGTCCAAGCAGTGCCCAGCGTGTAGACGGCGCTCGGCCCTGCCGTGTGCGATGCGATGATTCGCCTCTGCCCGACAGCCGTTACGTTTGTCGTGTCCTCGACGATCCGGATTTGGAAGTTGCGGTACTCGTTCGCAAGGACGCCGCTATCGCCCAGCGTGGCCTGCCCGGTGATAGTGCCAGATGCCGCCGCCGTGGCTGTCAGGGCGTAGCGAGACACCACGCCCGTGTCGTAGTTGTACGCGCCCTTGATCATGCCGTCACCCGGCGAGCAGTCGTAGGGTGTGTACTGCTCATCCAGCACCATAATGTCGCTGTCCGTGCTGATCGTAGCGGGCAGGTTGGTCGTGGACAGGCCGGTGGACAGGGTGTTCGACGCCACCTCAAACGAGCGCCAGATGTTCGATGCAACCGTACCCGCACCGAGCGAAAACAACCGACCGGCAATGATCTCGTATCGGGCACCTGTCGCCGGTGTAAACCCGAAGGACGAAAGGACGGTGATCGTTGGAGTAGTGCCCGAAGTATTGCCGGTGATGTATCGCTCGGCAGTTTTGCCCGCTACCGTGTCAATGATCCGCAACTTGAACCCGTACTCGCCGGACCCGCCGCGATTGGCCAGCATGTTCGTTCCAACCGCAGTCGGGAACGCAGTGGATATCACCACGCTCGTAGTTGTGGCACCCGCAGCGATGGTGCCCACCAGCCCGAGACTAGGCGCAAACGCACTGGCCGCACCAGCGCCAAACGTGCCTGCCAAGGCCATGCTGGTTATCGGCTGCCACGCCTTGGTGACGATGTTGTACCTGTTCAGCACGGTGTTGCTGACCGTTTGATATACGAACGGGTTGCGGCTCACGTCTGAGCGCAGATCACTTGCCATCGAACTCGCCGCCGCGTGCGCGTTGGGTGCCGGGTTGACTTGCCGCCAGACCAGCTGGTCGATTACTTTCTTGAACGTGTTTGCCATGTGAGGCTCCTATGTGATCCGAGCGCGAACGCATTGCGCCCACGCCGACCGGTTTTGATCGAATACGCCCATCTGCGCGGAGTAGCCGCCGACCGCCGCAATGTTTGAAAGGGTGGAAACGGTCGTGCACGTAGTCACGGTCGTGACCGTCGTCACAGTGCCAGACTCGATCAGCACCGTGCCGCGCTGCCGCCCGAGCGATTTGTCGTAGCCAAGCGGTGCCATCAGCATCTGGAGGATTCGCAGCAGCAGGTTGCTGCTGTAGTTGTCAGCCACCGGCATATGGTTCGACCCGGTGACCAGCGACTCGCCCGCCGACCCGCCGATGTCGATCTGTGCGACCTGCGTGTGCACGTTGCTGCCGCGATCCAGCGTGCGGGCCTTGTCTGGGCCCGTGCCAGAGTTGAGTGATAAGTTGTCTGCCATGCGTTAGCTCCAGGTTGCTGTGACTCGCGGACGAAACGCCGAGGATGTCAGCGAGCCGGGTACGTAAGTGGGGAGCGAGAGGGTTGGGTTGAAACTGGCCGCCGCAGTTGCGGGTATCCAGATTTGCCGGGGGGCGAAGAGTTGCCAAGGGTTTGCGCTCAACTGGGCAATTTCTTGCGCAGAAAAATCTTTGGAGCAAATTCCCGCCAGCAACAATACGCCGATGCTGCTTTGAAAAACTCCCCCATCAAACACCAGCAGACCTTCGTCGGTGCGGCTGTAATCAATAAGCCCGTACCCAGACCCGCCACCCACATCAACGCCGTCGACGTAGCAGCGCAGCGATGAGCCGTTGTACGTCATCGCCAAAAACGTAGGCCGAAATGGCACCGTTCCAATGTCCGCAATCGGGCTTGCGTTGAAATCCGACGTCTGCCCGTTTAGAGAAAACTTATAGCCATTAAGGCTGCCAGTATGAATCCCAAGTCCAAACGATGGTTGGGCCGACCCCATACGCCGCATAAAAAACAGGGTTTCATTTCCGGGGTTTGCAGTCGGGTTGAACAGGGAAAAGACTGTGATGTTTTGGAACTGAACCCGCGTCGGGTTTATCGACTCTAGCCGCGATGTAGTTCCGTTGGTTTCTGAAAATTGCCCCCGGCCAGCACGGCTAACTCCCTGCACCCGATTGCCAGTGAATTTCAGATCGCCGACGACATCACGCCCCGATGCACCGTCGTACAAAAAACCTAGAGACGCTGCCAGCGGATTGCCCCAATCCACCTCCACCGCATCTTGCGGCTGGGAGTCCCACGGCAGATTGAGCGCGATCCCAGACACTTACGGCGTCCCGACGGTAAACGGCCTGATTTTCACAACAGCGTTTATCCCGCCATCGTTGTTCATGTTCTGCGCCGTGCCGTTCTGGATGTAGAAGTCCACCAGGCGGCACCCGTTGAGGTTGATCGTGATCGTGCGCCGCTGCAACGCATCGACCGCCGCCATGACCCACGAGCCAAAGAACCGCGCCCCACCTGAAGCCGTGCCGCTCGGGGCGTCGGTGTCGTCGTCCGTGCCATCCGTGTCCTTGAGAATGCCCCACAGGCTCACCACAGTCCCGGCAACAGGTGCCGCCGCCCAGTCAGGGGCCTCCAGCATCGCCTCGGCGAAAAGTGCGTAGGGCACATCTGCGTCGGTCGTGTTGTCAAACGTGGCCGATGGTGCGCCCGAGAAATTGCCAGCGGCGATGTCGGTGGCTGTGTTGATCACCGTCTGCGCGGTGCCGTAGAGCATCCTGGTCGCGGTTGCCATTACTCCCCCTGGATCACGACACCGACAGCGGCATCGACGGCAGTCTGCACGGCTGCGTCAGTCGCCCCGGTGATCTGCGCCAGCGTGGCGCTGCGGTTCTGGATCAGCACCGGCCAGATCATGCGCGTGGCCTCGGCTTCCGGGTCGCCGAACACCTTGGACGCCCAGCGCACTCGCGCCCGGTGGTTCGGTGCGCCGGTAGACTCCAGTCGGATGTTGTCGGCAGCCACCAACGTGGCGATCTTGATTTTCTCGACCAGCCCGGAGTTGCCCGATGCGGTCACGAGTTCGGCAAATGTGGCCATGATCAATTGCCCTCAGTGATGACGAAGCTCGTAACACTCACCGGCTGACCCGAAACAATCGTGGTCGTCGTCAGGTTCAAGTCAGAACCAGAAGTGCCTACATCGCCATCAAGCACGAAGTTAGACCCGCCCGACTGCACGATGCGAAACCATGTCGCCGTGCCCGATGCGTTTGCGCTGCTGTCCTGCGTGATAGCGTTGAGCGTCAGCACCCCAGCAGAAGCCGCAGGGGCAAACGTAGCCCCGCAGGTAAGCTCCGCAAGCAGCGTGGTCGCAGTGCCGCCCCGAGCAGGGCGTGTGCCATCATAGATGCGCAGCAGTGCGTTAGCGCCTGCGCGAGTCGTGATCGCGTCCAGCATTGCGTTTCGAATGCTTGTGGTGTCGTATGCGAGTGCCATCAGAGTCCCTCCATGCGGCCATCTACGCCGCGAGTAATTGGTTTCACCACCCCACCGACATCAATACCGACTGCGCGTCCAGTATTGTCGCGGACAATCTTTTTCGGTGCGGTAGCGTAGTTGTGTATTGCGTCAACTTTTTCGCTTATCGCCGTGATGGCATCCAAAACACTGGTGTCAGGCGCAAGCTCTTCAGTTATCTGATTCGCTGCCGATGTTTGCGCCGATAGCGATGCAGTGTCCATAGCCGTCTGCGCGCCGATCTGAGCGACTTGTATTTTTGTCGCCGCGTCAAGTTCAGCCTTCCAGCGGTCGAACTCCAGCCGCTGCGCCTCTGCCGTCGCCGCCTGCTCTGCCTTCATCTGCTCGACCTGGGCATCAATCTGCGCCTTGAATTGAGCTAGCTGCATGTCCGATTGCAGGCGCATCTGGTCGGCCTGTTGGGTGGCCTGCATCTTGGCCTGCTCAATCTGCATCCGGCCCTGCTCGACTTGCTGCTGTGCTTGCAGCTTCAGCATCTCAGGGTCAGGCGGCGGCTCTGGCTTTGTCTCTTTCGCCTTCTCAGCCGATGCGCTGATGAACTGCTCCAGGCTCGCCTCCATGCCCTGCCCCGCCTTGAACGAGCGAACGCCAAACATCAGCATCTCACCGAGCAACGGGGCCAGTTCTGTCGGGGCCTGCACAGCCTCGCGGATAAACCCACCCGCCGCCGTCAGGAACTCCAGCCGGTCGGCCTTCTCCTGCGCCTCGTCAAGCTCAACCATCGAATCGCTGGCGACAGAGATGCGAAAAGACCTCACGACATCGTTTCGCAGTAGCTCGATGGCCTGCGGCAGTAATGCGGCGTCTTTTGATGTCTCCATTGACGACATTTTTACAAGCACTTCAGGCCGATACATGCTGCACATGATCTGCGCCTTCATCCTCAAGATGTCCGACGCCATCCGCGCAACGTCCATCTGGATATGCTTCAGGCGAAGGCTTGCGAACTGCGACTTGATCTGCTGCGCCGTCGCTGTTTCACTCGCAACAGATGCGCCCCGGATGATGTCCGATAGGCCGGTGATCTCGTAAATTACCTGCTTCGACTGATCCCGCGCTTGGTAGAGCGCCGCAAGAGCCTGCAAAACAGCATCAACCGGAAGAAAATCAACCGTGCCTTTTAGCCCGCCCTTTTCGGCGAACATCGCCCAAGTGGACACCGGAATCAACTGGTTATCGACGCCTTCATCAAGCATCCGCTGAACGCCCTGCTGGCTTGAATCGTAAACCCCTACCACCTTGACAGCCCGCACCAGCAGCGAAATGCGCTCGGTGATCTCGTCCATCTCTTTTGCTTGGTCTTGATACTGCCGGAAGTCCGCAACGGGAATCAGCGTATCCGTCGTAAGAGATGCGTACAGCGGCTTAGGACACGGGAAGAAGCCTTCCAGTTCTAGTGGATCAGGGCGAACGTCCAGAATCTCTTGTGCGCCCTCTGCATGCCAGTACACGACTTTCTCGCTCTTGTCCCATATTTCCCAGACTTTCGCCTTCTTCATGCGGTCAAGCTGGTCGGCAGAAGCGCCGTTCGACTTCATCTCATCGATGCCGATAGGCTCATGGCTCAGCGGAACATCCTTGAAGATGTCGCCGAACCGTTTCATGCCCTCGTCGCGGCTCATGTACACCAAACGAGCCACCCACGACACCTCTTCCCACGTCCTAGCGGGCGAAGTCCTGAAGTCTTCCCAAAACACGTAATCGACCGGACTGCACTCATATGCGCCCATGCTCTTGGCGTCTGCGTCGTCGGTTACCTGAGCATCAGGAACGCCAGCATCCTCGGCAGGCTCAAAGCGAATCCAGACCACGCCACGCCCCGGCAAAAGCCTGTCTTGCACGGAATTGCGTAGCCCTGAATCGAAGTCGGAATAGTGGTCGATCTCGAACTGAAGCGCACGCTCCAGCACCTCGGATGCAGTGCGGCCAACAGGGTCGGCATCCTTGAACCTGCGCGATACCTCTGCCTTGGGGCGCTTAGAGTACACCGCAGGCGCAAGCGTCTGGACGTTGCTCCACAGGATGTTGTACTTGCGGGCGCTATCCGATAGCCCGCGTTCGTCCCGATACCGCTTGACGATCTTCCGGCCAGCAGCGAGAAAGTCTTTGTCCGTCTTCTTCGCCAGCTCTAAGTCGGTTGACCAGCGGCGAGCCAACCCGCCCCGGTCAATCTCTTTCTCGTCCATTACCCGACAAACACCGTGACAGTGCCAGTGCCGCCGATAGTGACAAAACACCCCGTGGCAAACGCCGCAGGAATGCGCAGGAACTGCCCTGCCGTCAGCGCTGCAGTCGTCTCAAGGATTACCGTACCGGTAGCCGTCAGGCTGTCCCACACTTTGATGGTGAGCGAAGTCGAAGTGCCGACAAGAATGCCGCCAAGCACACCAGCGCCGGACTTGGCAAGCCCAGATGCGGCCAAAGGGACTGCGCTGTATGCCTCGTGTGTAATGCCTGCCATGCTATATCCTTTCCTGTTTCTTGCTGCGCTGCCATAGTTGGTCGAGCGTTGCGGTTCTGATCGTTCCATCGGGCAAGCCTCGCGCTGCCCACACTGGCCCCGGCTCTGTCTCTGCTGGCCGCTCTGCCTGCCAAGCAATTGCCATGTACCGGGCCGCATCTGCTGCGTGGCTTGTCCAATCGTGCAGCGGCTTGTCCCGGAATACTTTCTTGTCGCTGTCCCACTCCCTGCGGTACAGCTTGAGCGCTTCTATTCCTTCAGCGCACTGCGTCTTGTCAAACCACATACGCGGGAATGCCATGCGAAGGGCTTGGATGCCGTCCTGCAGGCTCAATTCCGGCACGATGCGGCTTGCATAGCCACGGGCAAAGAACTGCTCCTGCGACGACTTCCCGCCACTGGCAAACGTCTTAGCCCTCGCGTCATGCGGCAACCACAGAAATGGCTTTTCGCCTAGCTTCGCGTAGTTGTATGCCTTGCTGTCCAGCAAATCCGCGTAATGCTCCACGCCGTGCCCGTTGGCCGCGTAGTAGTCAATCACATGAATCTCGCCCCTGACAACCTGATAGAACCAGATGGCCGTATCGTCGCTGTAGCCGATGTCCCAGGCTGTAAACACCGGCGCAGCCCTGTCATAAGGCACATCCGTTATCTGATGGCCGTATGCGTCGAACTCTTTGGCGTAGTACGCACCAGCAATTGCCGCCTCGAAACTACATTCAAACTCCTGCGCGTACTGGTCGTCAGTCATGCCCCGCGCTGCGTCCGCAAGCTCTGACGCTTCAATCAGCCCCGATGTGCTGGCCTTCAGGAGCATGGTGAACCAGTCGTCACGCTCTAGCGCAGAGTGATACGCGGCATAGAACTCGTTGTGCCCTTTCGGCGTACCGATGAACACTGCCCAGCCTTTGCGGTCTGTCAGCATGGGCCGAACCACTTCACCCCACACGCTGGAGCGCATATCCGCAAACTCATCCAGCACCACGCCATCGAGATACAGCCCCCGCAGCCTGTCGGGGTTGTCCGCGCCATACAGCCTGATGCGCGAGCCGTTAGGCAGGTCTGCCCTGAGTTCGCTCTCGTTGTACTCAACGCCCGGAATGTCTGCCGTCAGCCGTTTGACGTATATCCATGCAACGTCTTTAGCCTGGTTGAACTGCGGACACACATAAGCGTATCGGGCGTCCTGCTTTTGCGTGAACAGCGCCGACAGCACAAGCTCCGCAACACAAGCAACAGTCTTGCCTGCCCGCCTATGGCATACCAGCACAGCCCATCGCTCGGGCCGGTTGTGGAAGTCTATAAACGGCTGGCGGGGCTTGTAGCCGTTGATGCCTAGTTTCTGTCTTGAATCTTCTGCGACAGCCACGAAAGCCCCGATACCTCAAACCGGATGGCGTTACCGTCAGCGCCGGTTATAGGTTGTTCAGCCTTGCCCCATCCGCGATCCATCAGCGCATTGGCAGCACTCACCTGAGCATTTGGCGAACCTGTCGCCATCACCTTTGCCAGCGTTTCAATGGCTGAACTGGTGTATTGCCGCGCCAGTTCTCGAACGTGTTTAACGTCCTCTGGCAGCTTTGGCCGTCCAGATGGATTGCCGCTCACCCCTTTGGGGAATGGCTTGCCTGACGGCTGTTTACGGCTGTTACCAGCGGACGATGCAGGGTTTCCCATATCGCCTCACTAAGAAGAAAAAAGCCCGAACGAATCGGGCAAGGTGCAACACACCAGGAGAAATTTTTGGGCGCACTTGCCCACCTGTCGGCGATGATGCCATAGATTCTCAAAGAATGCAAGCCGCCATCAATTTATCCCGTAGCGCATTCCTTGCAGCTCGCAGGATGATCTGCCGCTGCTCTACGTCTGCCGGTAGCCTAGCGCTGTTCCAGACTGCTTTACCCGTAGCTAGGTTTCGAGCGTTGATCTGGATGGCGGTGCACTGGACAGATGGAAGCTCAAAGATGTGGAAGTTGACGGCAACCATGCGCGGGGCGTCTATTTCGTGGTCTACGATGTCCTGTACAGCATCCCATCCTCGCGGGCTTTTGGCTTGGTTGAACATGGGCGAGCCGTGAATGTCGCTTACGTACTGGTAGCCTTTTGCCCACTGGTGCCATGCAATCAGGAGGTCGTCTAAGGTGTCGCAGTCACGTTTCATAGGTTCATCCCTGATCTGATTTCAACACCGACCGCCGCTACAAGTGCCCCGCCTTTCGGCCCATGCTGCCAATCCACAAGAATCGGCCGGAACCTGCTGTCATCGATGCCTAGCGCGTATGCCATGCCATCTAGCAGCGCCTTGGATGCCGCAAGCATGTTGTCTGCATCCCTTTTGCGCTTGTCAGGCGTGAGGAACAGCAGGGATAGCGCTATCGGGCCATCAGGTGGCGTGTAGTCGCCTTTTGCCTGCTTGGTGAGTAGATAGCCTGCCTCATGCTGTGCGGTGCGCTCTGCGACGGTTTTGCCCCAGTGCTGGCCGTTCTTGCGGTTCGGGAATAGCGCGGGGGATGGGAAAGGTAGGCGGACAATCATGCTGCCCACCTCAGTTTGGCCTGCCCCGTTACTTCTTGCCAATCGCGCCCCGGCCTTGTCTGCCAAGCCTTGCCTGTACTTCCGGCCAACTCTGCAACCACCTTCCAGCCTGCGCCGCGCAGACTCGCGCCCGATTCGCTTTGCAGCGTGTAGGTGATGAGTTTTGACCACCCCAGCGCCCGCGCAGCTTGCCAACACCGTGAGTACAGGAAGGAACACGCCCCCTTCGGCGCATCGTCATGGACGCAGCATCGGGTAACCTCTACCGTCGCCCCATCGTCAAGCCTGCGGGCCACAGGACGCGACACAATCGCCACGCCGACGCACCTAGACCCATCCGATACCCCAACAGCGAACAGCCCACCAGCGGGCGGCTTGTTGTGCCGGTGGAAGTTGCGCACAAACTCAATGGCCTCGCTTAACTTCATCGGAATTGCATGCAGGCTCACTGCACCCCCCGATAAAACTGCCCCAAAATCGCCCAAAACTGCCGCCTGAGTGCCTCCGCATGCTCTGCGTGTCCCTGGTCGCGGCGCTCTTGGATGCGTGCGGATATGCGCTGCTCTAGGGTGCTTCCCGGCAAGATCACCATTCCAAATCTCCCGTCAGTTGCAGCGCCCGCGTAATCTCAGCCACAGTCGGGCTTTTGTCGCCAGCACGCACGCGCTGGAGGATGGCTATTGCTTCGTAGTAGGTCATGCTCTTGTCCTCAGTTCTGCGAGCCGAGATTGCCAATATGCCCACGAAGGCGCGTTTTCATGTCGCGTACAGTCGGGCTTTCTGTTCTCGATTTCAGCGTGGCACGGCCGCTTAAGATGTCGTCAGTGATGATCGGCCACCGCTTTACATCCTCCCATGCATGAAAACTGCATGCAGTCACATCGTTCGTTTGTACCGACCATTTCAACGGACAACCGGCAGCGCGGCACATCAGCGAATTGCCAGAATCCTCAAACCCATCCGATTTTGCCCTAGCTTTGTAGCTCATACAACCCTCCGAATCGGCGCGAACTTTTCAGCGTTCGACAGCCAGTTAGACCATGATTGCCGCCAGCCTTTCAGCCCTCGGCGCGTTCCTCCACCCTTCCCGACCGTGTAGAACTGCCGGAACTTCTCCGCTTCGTGCAGGATGCTTTTGGCAGGCCATCCAAGGTTTTCGGCATCTACGCCCCACGGCTCAGGAAGCTCCCAATCTGCCGCCAGCATGACTTTGGCCTTCGGATGAATTTCTGCCTCATTTGCTTCACCTCGGTATGGTGGCGGCGGTGTCTGCGCTTGCGCTGACCCGCTATCTCCTTCTTTCTTTATGGTTACTGGTGTCTGGTTACTGGTTACTGGTGTCTGGAGAGCATTGCCTTCGCTATGCGTTCGCATTGCGTTCGCATTGCGTTCGGTATGCTGTGACTTGTTTTCCCATCGTGCATTGGCACTGCGTTTGGCCTTTTCTTGCTTGTCCTGATAACGGGCTATCTCGCGTTCACAGCGCGGATGCCGCAACACATCGCCGTCCAGAGCAAAAAACTCATCCAGCACGGCAGCGAGTGCCGCCCGCTCATCTTTGCTGCGGACACCGATTAGCCGATCAACCTGATTGACAGGCAGCGGGCCTTCGCGGGTGTAGTAGACATCCAGCAGGCGGCCGTACACGCCATGCTCAAGCAAAGACAGGTGCGCCGTGTCTTTCAGGTAGTCGCCGATGTGGCGTTCGTAATAGTTCATAGCCGTCCGATGCTCCCGAAAAGAACTTACGGCAGGCGTCGGGTTCGCTTTTCAGTGCGGGGATCAATCCACACCTAGCCGGGTTCATGCTAAAGTTTACCGCAATTTCCGCGCATGCGCTTGTCCCATTGCCGTGAAGTAGCACGACTCCGGCGGCTGTCCGTGATACCGCCCGTATCGCTCCCCAGGCACTTTTACGCGGGTGATGATCCAACCCTGCGCCTTCAGGTCGAACAAGCGCCTATGCGGGCTTACAGTCGGCCCGCAGGTTATGATTTCCATCGATGTCGCTCCCCGCTTGCGCTGCAGGAGCTTGCCGATACGCTGGGTTTGTGTCATGGCATAGCCTTTCCGATTTCAGCGGCAGCGCGGACGATGGCGCGGCGGGTTGCGGCGTATGGGTCGTCCATGAAATCGACGGATGCGCCTTGAATGGCACCTTCCGCATATGCGGTTGTCATTGCGTCGGATTCGCAGACATGCAGATTGATACGCAACTTCACTGCCAGCCGCAGCGCATCGCCGTCACCCGTCAGCGGGTTCCACAGGCGTCCGGACGGTTGCAAACAAAGGTCGCAATGGGAAACCTTGTCTGGGTAATACGCGCACCACTCAATCCCCGCAGCCTTAGCCGCCATCTCTAACAGTTCTCTGTCTTCCATCTTCGTCTCCAAATAAATCAGGTTGATCCACCGCGACTACAGCCGTTTTCCGACTGCGCCGCACCTCTGCCCTGCCCACGAGATTCGCAAGGCACGTAGGCCCCACAGGAGCGCCGGAAACGTAGCCCGCTGGCTCTCGCATCCCGCGCCCGCAGTTACTGCACTTCACGGCGCTTCTTCGCTTCCGCTTTCAGCTTGGCATTGCTCTCGGCAAACCGACGCGCCGCCGCCCGTACCGCTTCCACGCCTTCCGGCAATTGCATCAGCCGGTAGCGCAACGACACATGGCTTATGCCGTACTTGCGCGACACGCTGCGCAAAGATTCTCCCGCCATGATGTCGCCAATGATGTCGAGCAGCGGCAGTGGCTTTGGCTTGTTCCCGGCAGGCTTTCCGTAGTGCTTTGAGCGCAGTTCGGGGTAGAGCGAAATAGACCGCTCATGAATGTGCTTCACGCTACATTTGAACTTCTCCGCGCACTCCGCCCAACTCTTGCCGGTCATGCGGTACGCTCGCACTTCGAAAAAATCAATGCGCTTTACCAGCGGCACAGTGCGCTTGCTGTTGTCGCGGTTTGGCTTCTTGCGCAATGTAGGCACAGGATCAGGGCGGAATCGCGTACCTTGGCTTTGCTTCTTGCTGATGTTGGCAACTTGCTGCCGGTTGCCAAAAATGGACGGCTGGCCGGTGTTCCAGTCAAAAACACTCACGCGGCCTCCGAGAAAAGCCCCACTTGCTCGCGGGTGGCATCAAAGATGACCATTAATACTTCCCCTTTTTGACCTTGCTTATGGTTGTGCGGTGAACGCCGTATTGATTTGACAGCGAAACGACACTTGTCCCGCTGTTGAGCGCATCAAGTATTGAGGCAATGTCAAGCTGACTAAGTTTTCTGTTTGAGGCGGATATCTTGCTGCGCCATGTGATTTGCCTACCAGCCATAGCGGCGCTGATTCTTTTGCGCGTTTCATCAGTTGTGATGCGTTGCGCTCTGGCAATACGAAGGCGCTCAAGCGACTCGGCAGAATGTTTCCTGCCAAGCCAAACACGGGCCATACGCTGCCTAGTCTCCACCGGCAAATTACAGACGCCATCTCCGCCATCTGTATTGTTTGTCAACGGCCAACCGGACTCTCGGCCGTGCTTTATCCATGCCTTTTCCCATTCCTGCCACGGCTCAGAATCTTCCAATTCCTGTAGCGTAATTTGATATGGGCGCTTGCCGTTTCTCTTAAGCTCTTGTAGCCAATGTGATCGATGGCAATTCGACACTTCATTCATTTGGTTTTGCAACCGTTCTTTTGGGCGCACGGATTTACCAATGTAACGAATTTTTCGGGTGTCCGGATCAATCAAGCCGTAGATGTAAATCATGTTCACATTCTAACATGACTTGCGACAAATGCGTCGTAATCGTTCACTTCACGCTCCTCATCGCCAGTCGCGGGTCTTCAATCTGCATCGCCAGCCGAATGCATACCGCAGCAAGATCAAGCGCTTCGGATGCGACATGCTGCAGCACGTTAGCGCGCACAGCTTCAGTAAGCTCTTGGAACTCTTCGAGCGCGACCCCGAGTGCTTCGTGCGTGCTTGCAAACGTGCCGTATCGAGCATCTGCCGCTTTTACGCGGGCTTCTAAGTCGGCTAGGGTGAAGGCGTCTATCATTTTTTTCCTTTGCGTTTTAGCTGTTTTACAAGTCTTGCATGGGCATCAACAATTGACATGCCTAGCTCAAATTTGACGCCCTCTTGTTTGCCTGTCATCACGTCGTGTACGTGCCCACGAGATGCGAACCCGCACATCTCCGCGATTGATTGAAGCGTATAGACCTGGGCTAGGTCACGCAATAGAGGTTTGAAGTTCATAGGCCGCTATTGTTGTTCGGGCAAGCGTACCATGTCAACAAATTTATTTTTGGTCATGTGTTGCGCATGTTCGGAAAAGGGTACATAATTCTAATCAACGCATCAACAACCCACCGGAGCAAAACATGGCAACAGCACACGGAACCGACGACAGCATCACGACATGCGATTGCTGCGGCAAGTCCAACCTAAAGCACACCGTCATCATCGAACTGGATAGCGGCGAAATCGTCCACTACGGTTCTGTGTGCGCTCTCCGCAACACCGGCAAGACTCGCGCAACTATCACCAGCGAAATCAACGCCCGCGCCGCCGCCATCCGCGCCGCTGCAACCGCCGAGTACCGCGCCCATCCCGCCTACATCGCTGAACGCGCACGGTTCGCAGAGCGTGACGCTTACGCCCGCGCTAACAGCGGCATCCGCATGGTCGGCACCGTCGCGATGGAGTTCGTCCGCGAAGCCTGTCAAGCCGCCGAGCAGGCCCGCATCGCCATTGCCGCCAAGTACGGCGTGGCCCCCTACACCCTCGCAGCCTAACCACCCACACCAAGGAGCAGACATGTACGAAGACGAAACCGAAGCCATCCGCCTGCAAGAGATTGCAGTGGTCGAAAACATCCGCGCCGCCTATGCCGCTTGGTTTGCTGGCAAGCCTGGCGAACACGCAGTCCCCGAGGTGCGCCGCTCCACCTTCGGAGGCTGGGAAGTGCAGCTGCAATCCGTTGGTGAAGCCGTGCGCTACCAGATCGACAGCAAAGCCCCTCTCGCTGCTGTGGTCGCACTGTTGCAGGGCAAGGGCACTGTTGACGCGCTGCGTGATGTGCTTGTGGCCGACTACATCGAGCGCAATGCCGGTGATGTGGCGCAGGAACGGGCGGCATGGGAAGCGCCGAGTGTTTATCCGTTTTTGACAAAGGAAGCGACATGACCACCGCAATCCTCGCCGTGATCGGCTACATCGCCCTTATCGCCATCGTCCTGGCGGCGCTTCGCAAGATGAACGGAAGCGACACCGACGCACAGGAAGCCGCTGATTCTGTCCGGCAGGCGCTGGACTTTGAGGAACTGCGCACGTACACGCGCCCCCACATTAAGGCCGGAACGGCATATGGAAAGGTCATCAAGTGAAAAACTACACCATCCCCCGCACGATGGAATCCGGCCACTGGTCGTTTAACGCCGACCCTATCGAACACTACCCACAGTCGCGCACAGAACGCGCTGCAGGCGTCTTTCTCGCTGTCGTTATCGGCGTGATGATGGCGGCGGCGCTTGTGGCATGGTGGTCAGCATGATGACCGAATGGGATCGGGCGTACTTGGCACGAAAGCCCGCCAAGACCTACACCACTACTATCGAGCTGCGCGGCGGCGATGCCGAAATTGTCGTGGAGTACGACTACTTCAAAGGCAGCCCCGGACGCACCTACGGCCCGCCGGAACTCTGCTACCCGTCAGAGCCTGCGCATGTCGAGATTAACGCCGTGACGTATGGCGGGGTGACGATTACCGACAGCTTGAGCGAGTCGCAGCTTGAGAGTTTGGAGCAGGAAATCGAGGAGCATTTGACCGAGCGCGCAGCGGCTGATGAGCAAGACTATTGGGACAACGTGCGCAAGGATCGCCGCTACGAATGCAGCGAAGTGATTCAGGAGGATTGCGAATGAAGCAGACCTTCATCCTCGCGCACCCAACGGCACGGCAAAGGGCCATAGATGCCGTCAGGAACGCGCCAGAGGGCTTTTGCGTGACCGTGGCAGAGCCTAGCCGCAACTTGGAGCAAAACGCCGCGCTGTGGGCGATCCTGAGCGAAGTATCGGAGCATGTCGTATGGCATGGCCGCAAACTGTCGCCAGAGGATTGGAAGCACGTTTTTACCGCCAGCCTGAAGCGCATGGATGTCGTGCCAAACCTTGAAGGCACCGGCTTCGTGGCTCTTGGCTTGTCCACAAGCAAGATGAGCAAACGCGAGTTTTCTGATCTGCTGGAACTGGTGAACGCCTTCGCCGCCGAAAGGATAGAGGCGACGGCATGAAACGCGCCGAACTGGCCCACAAAGCCGCGCTTGCGGAACTTGGATGCATGGCCTGCCGCCGCATCCACGGGCCGCACGTTCCCGGCCCTGTCGAACTGCATCACTACCGCTCTGGCGGATGGGGCAAAGGCGACTACATGACGCTGATCCCGCTATGCGTCGAGCATCACCGAGGCGCTTCAGGCATTCACGGCATGGGCACCAAAGCCTTTGACTTGCACTATGGGCTGACTAGCGGATTCACGCAGCGCGAACTGTTAAATGATGCGCTTGCTTTGTCAGGGAAAACCCTAATGGCAAAACCCTGTGATGACGGGACAATTGCGCCATGACAGACGAACAGGAAACCGCAATAGCTCGACTGACGCTGCAACATGCGGAATCATGGGCAAGGGCGTATGCAAAGCGGGAGGACGAAGCCGCCGCAACCGCTGCGATTCTCTGCCGTGCGCTGGAGCTTGCAACGCCGGAACTGTCGCCGCAGGGCAGGGCCAGGCTTTTTATGGAGGAAGAATGAACCGTATTAATGAATTTTTCGCGCTGTACCGCTTGTATCGCGCAGTTCACCCGCGCATGTACGCGGCCCGCATCGCTTACGGAATTGCATTCCGTGGGCTTCCATTCTGAGGATAACCATGAGCATCTACACCAAACTGAACGACGCCCGCGAGAAGTTCCACTCGCTCAAGTTGGAGAAGACCGGCGAAAACAAGTTCGCAGGCTACAAGTATTTTGAGCTTGGCGACTTCCTGATTCCCGCCATGAAAGTGTTCAAGGAATTCAACCTGTGCGCTGTTGTGTCGTTCACCAAGGAAATGGCGTCCATGCAGATCGTGGACACCGAAACAAACGACAGCCTGACCATCACTAGCCCTATGGGTTCTGCCGCGCTCAAGGGTTGCCATGAAGTGCAGAACATCGGCGCAGTGGAAACGTACCAGCGTCGATACCTGTGGGTGGCCGCGCTGGAGATTGTCGAACATGACGCACTGGACGCGACTACGGGCAAAGACAAGATCGTCCACCGACCCACGGGCGAGCCGCTGGTAAACCCTGCACGCATGTCAATCATTGCCGACGTTGCCGACAGCATCAAACAGCACATGGCCGGGGATGATCTTGTGGGCGCGTATGAGGAAGCATCCGGCCTGACAGACCCCGAGGAGCGCACAGCCCTGTGGAAGCTGTTGGACAGCAAGACCCGTTCCGCGCTCAAGGCGCATTCTGAAGCACTGAAAAAGGAAGCGGGTTTCTCCCGCGCATGATATGCACATCACCATCGAACACATTGACGGCAAGTACCCATCATTCAACGTGGCTCTGTCGGGCAAGGAAGGCGCAGACCCGTTTTTAGTCGTCAAGGGTTGCCGCATCGTTGACGGGCCTAAAGGGCCGTTTGTCAGCGGGCCAGCGACAAAGAACGCAAACACTGGCAAGTACTGGAACCATACGTACTTTGGCGAGAAGTTTAGCGCCGCCGTGCTGGAGAAAGCCAAAGCCGCAAAGCCTGCGCCGCGCCGTGCCACCGCTGATGACGACTCGGACATTCCTTTTTGACCATGAACCACGCACTCAGCAAACGCGCCCGCGATGCGCTCGGTCTGGAATATCGCTATGCCCGCCGCGAACGATTGCCAAATGAAGCGCCACCGCGCACATTCGTCCCGGCGAAGTGGGACGCAAGCCACCCCGATTTGGTGTGCAGGGTGGCGCGACAAGGGGCGGAGAAAGCTAACGCAATCAAGAGTAGGGGGATAGGATGAGCAAAGAACTATTGCAGCAGGCTCTTGTGCATCTTGAAAATGCATGCATGCCCGCACCGAGTTTCTTGGCAGAAATCCGCGCACATCTGGCAGCACAGCCCCTGCACGAACAACTGCGCGAAATGGGAGAGGCGCATGCAGCACAGCCCGCCCCATCAAACCAGTCATCCGGAAATCCCGGAGAACTGAATTTGATGGCAGCACAGCCCGCCCCTGCCGAGCCGGTAGCGCATGCTCAGAACCCAAAAGATGGATTTTGGGTCTGGTGCCTAGCAGATGAGCCGGGGGCTATTCCGCTTTACACCCACCCCGCAGCACAGCCCGCCCCTGTGCCTGTGCCGCTGACGGATGAGCAGATTGACGCGCTCTACATCAACGGCACCAAGCACTGGATCGGAAAACGCCATATTGCCCGCGCCATTGAAGCCGCTCACGGCATCGCAGCCTCCCCGGAGGTGCCATGAGTGACCACGAGCTGCTTGAACTGGCGGCCAAAGCTGCGGGAATGGCGCGTTTAAGCGTGCATTGGAACCCCCTCACCGACGATGGCGATGCGCTGCGGTTGATGGCTACATTGAACATCAATGTGTACTACCGAGAAAACATTAACGGCGCATTTGTGATTGCCGACCGCAAAGGCGAATTCTGCCCAGAGTCGCTAGATGGGCCGCATGAGTGGGATGCCACCCGACGCGCCATCGTCCGTGCTGCCGCTGAAATCGGAAAGGCTATGCCATGACCACCATCATCCTGCCGCCGCTGCCCTCGATTTACGAGAACCATGCCGGTAAGTGGATTGACGTAGATGATGTCCGCGCCCGTGACCTCGCCGTTGCCAAAGCGGTGCTGGAGGGTGCGGCGCTGAAATGTGAAGGTGAACGCAGGCTTGGCATTGACGACGAGCGCGCTTATTACGGCGACCTGATGGCAGAAGCCATCCGCAACATCGAGGTCAAGCACCATATATGAGAAACGCAAAGATCACACTTTCAAGCCTGCTTGCCGCCGCATCCATTGCAGCGCTTGGATCGGCAATGCCTATACCGCGCAAAGGCAGCAGCCGCGCATTCAGGCCCACGCCGCCAAGGCTGGACACCGAGCAGGATCGAGAAATCGCCGCGTGGAATGCCGCAGTTGATGCCAAGAAAACGGCGAGGAAGATCAAGCACCATGAGTAACGTACCGCTGCCAGAGCCTTGGAGTTACTGCTACACGTTCGAGACCGAGACAAGCCGACATCTGTCTTTCAGCGCGAATAAGTACAACGGCATGCCCCCCACGGAGGCCGTGCCGATCTACACGAAGAACCAACTTCACGCCCACGCCGCTGCTGTCAGTGCTGCCGAGAATGCGCGGCCGCGTGCCGAGCTTGCCAAGCACCAAGAAAGCGAATTCCACCCCGACTGGTCGATGCTTGTTGCAACGCGAGAGAGCCTCGCAGAGCATCAGCAGATGATCGTGGCACTGCGGGAGCAACTGGCGCTTGCCGAGTCCGTGAGGTCTGCTCAGGTGGCGGGGCTGGTGGAGGGGGCGGAGAAGCTGCGGGAGCGGGTGAAGGCGCTGGAGGAGGCGCTCCAGACTGCGCTCAAGTGGGCACCCGCGCTAACGCCCGATGAATATGCGAAATGCCACGCAGCACTCAAGGGGGATGCATGACCCGCTCCGAAATTATCACAGAGCTTCGCGTAGTTGCCCAGCGTGGCCTACCGTACTGGGTACTCAGCAACGAAGCCTACTACGCGCAGTCCGGCATGCGAACCTTGAATGACTTGCGCTACGAACTCAGCGACCAGTCGAGGGTGTTCCTGCTATTCGTAGCTGCTGCGCTAGAGGGGGAGGCATGAGCAATCGATTGTTAGGGCTTGATGGCTTTTACGTAAGCCTGCAGCCCTATAAGCTGTTGGTTTCGTTCGTCAAGTAGCGCAGCCATAGCTTGAACTTCTCTAGCGCATGCGCCGACCACGACTCTTGCTCTGGCGGCGTCATCAGCTCGGGCGGTGGCGCTGGCACTTGCGGCGGCAGCGGGGCCTGCAAGGGCGGCTTGTAGCTCGCGCATCCCGACGCCAGCAGCAGCAGCGACAGTGCGAGTATTTTTAAGTTGCTGCGCATATTTGCCCCTTTCGGTTTCGACTTGCCGGGTTAGCTCCTGCTCCACCTTCCTCGCCGCTTCTGAGGCTTCCAGCGCCTGCGCGGTACGTTGGGCTATGTCTGCCTGCCACTCTGCCGTAATCGCGTCCTGGCCCGTTTTGTAGGCTTTCCAGTGCGTCCCCGCGAGGAACACCGCCACCAGGGCGGCGGCAGCTATGCGGGCGTACAGAGAAAACATCACGGCACAGTCTCAAACAGCACCCGTTCTGCCATCCGGCGACGGACAAGCCCGCCAAGAATCTGCCCGTCTGCGTACACCCATCGCTCAAACTCTTTGGCCGCACCCTTCCTGTCGCCTGCGTTCAACTTTTTGAGCAGCGTGGAATTGAGCAGGTTTTTCGCCCCGGCGTTGTAGGCGAAGTCCACCAGAGCGTCGAACTCGTTTTGATTCAGGTGGACGGTTACGTACCTGTCCACCGCCCGCTCGTACTCTCCGAGGGTTGCCCGCATGATGTCGTCGGCCTGCGCTTCGTTTATCGGCGGGTCGTTCGGGTGTACGCGAGTGCCGTCAGCGTAGCGGGTAGAGCCGTAGCCGATAGTCCAGACACCGGCAGGGCACTTGTATGGCTTGGAGCGAAATCCCTCAAACCTGCGGATTAGTTCTAGGCACTTCTCAGATGCTTTCATGCTTCATCCTTCGGCTTCTGGACAACAAACTTCCCCGCCAAACCCAAAGCATTCAGCCCGCCCACGATCTGCGCCACGATGTCCACCGGGAGATGCGCCTTCAGGTCTTCGGGGAGTGCTATCCATGCCGCCACGATGGCAGCGCCTGCGCCTAGTGCGATGGTGGAATAGTCCCGCAGTCGTGAGCGCCAGTTGGGGATAATCTTCACTTGTCTACCTTATGCGAAAGCGCCTGCTTGATCTCTTCCAGGCTTTGCATGATCGGTTTGAATGCGTCCTGTAGCCTGTCGTACCTTACATAATCTGTGGAGAGCTTCACTTCGAGCTTTTGCAGGTCGTCGCGCAATCGATTCACTGCTGAGTACAGCTCGCGAGCGAACCAGCCCAACACCGCACAAGCAGCGCCGATCATTGCGATTACGAATTGTTCTAGGCTCATGCCCACGCCCTCACGACAAAAGCCCAATTGCCAGAGGTGATCGTGGTCGCCACCTGTGTCGTCTTGTGCAGCACCTGGGTACTCGCGCCCGTGTAGCCGATGATGACGTTGGTGGCATCTGCCGAGATGTTAATAACGCTAGTCCCCGGCACCGTTTGAATGATTGATGCCTCGTCATTCGCGGAGAAGCCAGCCTCTCCGGTAACGCAACGCAGCACAACGTCAAACATCTTGGGACGCGCTCCCAGCCCGTGAGCCACGTTTAGCGTCGAGTTTGGCGTTACCGTCTGGCCGGTGGATTCAAAGCCGTTAGAGAACAGCAGCGCACCCTTGAGCCCTGCAGGCGTCACCACCCGGCCCGTGTCCGTCCCCGTCTCAGTCTCTGCGGTCGTGGCTAGTTCGGCCACCCCCTGCGCCGTGTCGGTGGCGGCAGAAGCAAAAGCAGATACGTTTGCCCCCGTCAGTTCCTCAATCGCTCCAGCGCCCGCCGTAGTGCGTCCTAGCATCCGCGCAGTCGCTTGCGTCAGGCCAGAAGTCGTAACGGCCCCGGTAGGCACAAGCCCGGTCGTCACCACCGGAAGCCCTGATGCACGCTGATAAAAAACGCGCCACCCGTTAAGCACTCCGGCATTGCCTTTTGGGTACGCTACCAACTGATCGCCCGCTGCGGAGGTAATGTTTGCGCCGCCCGGAAGAATCAACGTGGTTGCGTTGTGAGTCAGCGTCAAAACATCAGCAAACCGCATGAATCTCGGGCCGTTGTAGTTTGTGCCAAAACTGTCTATAGTCGTCGTGCCGGTAATGCGCAGGAAGTTGGTATTCTGTGCGCCAATGTCGGTCGTTGTCGCGGAAGCAATATCCGCCTCGACGCCTTGGCTAAACAACTGTTCCCACCGAAGCGAATTACCCGCCGCCGTGCCTGCCGATAGCCCCGTCAGTTTGTTGCCGCCCATCGCCAGATTGCCGGTCATGGGGGTTTGCCCATCAGCCGCAAGGGATGCCGTCAGGGCTGTGGCAACATCGTTGATTAGCGTCTGCCAATCGGCGGCAGAAGCGGAAACCGCATTGACTGCCGGGTTCCATGTGTTTACTGGAAGGCTGTACGCCCCGCTGCCATTTCGTGCCATTGGTGTTACCTCTTAGGGAGATTCATGGAATTCACTGACTGGATGTGGATCAAGCTGATCGTGCTGTGTGTCGCGGCATTTGCTTGGAACTTCTGGATGGCGTTCACTGGGCGGAAATGACGGGGGCCGACCGCTGCAGCATCTGCTGAAGTTGCGGGTTTTTTAGGGTTTCAATCAATGCGCTAGGCGCACGCCCCTGCGAGTACATGCGCAACTGCTGCCCCATCAATTCGGGGTCTGCCAGCAACTGAGCAAGCGCAGCATTACGCGCTGTTTCACCTGACGTTCGCGCATAGTTGAACAGCGGGCCGGTAACAAAATTTCCAACCCCCATCGGCAGGCTTTGTGCAATTGCTTGTGCACGCGGATTGCCCAAAATGCCGCCGCTCATAATGTTCTGAGCAGTGTTCGACCCGGTGGCACGCCCGAGGTTTTCCGCCTTCGTCGCTGTGCGCAGTTCGTCGCCAATAGCCTTGAGCGTGGCTAGTTCCTGATCGCTAAACAGTTCCTTCGCCGCGCCAGCGTGGGTTTTCATCCACTTGTTGAAGGCGTCAAACGTCATAGCGCCCTGCGGGCCTTTCGCAGACGACTGCAGCGCCTCAGTCGTGGCGTTGGACTTCATCAGCCTGACAAGCCCTTGATCCTCTTTTGTCAGGCGCTTGAATGCCTGCATGTTCTCAATCTGCGCGTTGCCAGAATTCCAGAACAGCGGAGCGACTTCCGCGCCCTCTTTTACCGGCAAACCATCCTGCCCCATGCGAAACATTGACGCCTGTGGCCCGATATTAAATTGCGCTTTTTTTGCTGCGTGAGCATCCAGCGCCTTGCGCCAAATTTTTATGGCTTCGGGAGAAAACATTTCATCAGGTTGACCGCCGCCGCGAGATACCAAATCCACCTTTTCATCAATGGATTTTTTCATTGCCGTTAGTGCCGCCGCTGCTTGTGTGCGTTCGTTCTTTTTAGCGTCCGCAATAGCTTCGCCAATTGAAGATCGTAAATTCTGAATCTCGCTAAAAGGCACAATTTTTGAAATTACCTTTGCCTGTGGCAAATCGCCCATTGCTGACTCCGCCCGTCGCGCATATTGCCCCGCGACGCTGGCATCGGCTGCAAACGTGTCCCGGCCCGCATCTTTGAGATACTGAATCAGTGTTGCCGGGTCTTCATCTGGAATGAACCCACGGGCGTACATCTCCTGCGCCAGCAAATCAGCAGACTTTCCAGAATTCGCCCGCACTGCCGAACCCTGCTTGCTTGCCGCAAGGTCTTTTAATTCGCCCAACAATTGCCGACCTGACGGGCTGTTTTTGTGAATTCCACCAGCAGACAAAACCGCGTCATATAGCGATTGCTGTTTTTGCACAGGAGCAGCCTTGACGGCATCGAGCGCTTCAGTTCCGATGCCGCGAGCAGTTTGAATCGCTTGCTCCGCAGTTGCGCCACCTTTGCCAAATGTGCCGCGCCCCAAATACTTAGCCATCGCATCCTGCATTTGATCTAGCGGGAGGTGCATTGCCACTTCATCATCCGGCACAGCATCAAACAGATTACGAACCTTCAGGCTTTGTGCCGCCTCGGCTGGACGCGCAAAACGCTCTATGGCATTGCCCGCATTAGCCCGCGCCTCGTTGATAGTCCCGGCAGTCGGGGCTACGCGTTCAAGTGCGGCAATCCGCGCTGCCGCGTTTGCCCTCTCTGCCTCGACAAGCCCGAAATTGCCTTTGTTTTGCAGGTTTCGAGCGACTTGGCTGACAGTCTCGTTTTGCAGAATCTGCGGGGTTGTCTTGGCGCTTCCGGGGATCATCGTCGGCCCCCGCTGCTGCAATGCGCTTGCAACTTCGTCAATCGTGCGCCCGGTGGCCTGCGCGAGTGCGACAGCCTGCTTTTGCATCTCTGGCGTCATGGCTCTATAAATGGCCCCGCCGACCGCCGCCCCAACTTTCCCGGCTCCAGAGATTGCCCCAGGCAAAGCGCCGCCGATTAGCGCGCCCGTTCCAGCCTGCGACGGGTCAACCAGCCCAGCAGATGCGCCGCCCACCGCTGCGCCAGCGCCCGCACGCAAAGCAAGATCAGCCGCACCACGCCCGCCCGTAGTCATGCCGCCCGTTCGCAGAGCATTCACGACAGCAGGCGCAGCGCCCATGCCCTGAGCGCCGCCAGCGAGAGCGCCGCCCACACCAGCAGTCCCGGCAATCTCCGCGCCGATCTTTCCCGCGCCAAACGCCATCGAATCAGTGTCAGCACCCATGCTTCGCAATGCGTCCGTCATGGCATTACGCCGTTCAGGCGCTTGCAATTCAGGTGCGCCCATCTGCCGCGCAATGAACGATTCGGCTGCGTCTCTTGGGGCAAGCAGGGTCGCCCCGATAGAGCCAGCACCACGCACAGCGCCCGCAGCAAGGTCGCGCACAGCACGCACCGGGCGCAGTAGCTCATCCTTCATCATGCTGCCAAAGGTCGCGCCCTGTGGCTTTTGCATGCGCTGCACTGCCGCCCGCATCACATCGGGCGTTGTTCCGTCAGGAAACTCTAGGATGGTGCCGTCAGGCAGTTCTGCTTCAATCATGGGATTACGTTCCCTTGAGCGTCTAGGCGAATGCGTTTCGGTGCGGCGGGTGCCGCAGGAGCCGCATTGCCTGCGCGAGTTTTGGCAACTTCAACGCCGCGCCGGATAACGGCTTGGAACTCACGCGCCGCCTTAACAAACTCTTCCTCAGACCCCGCTGCATCCATGCGGGCAATGGCGTCCGTGGCCTTTTTGCCTTCCATCTCAGTAATAGCGCCGCCACCCTTGAGCGATTCAAATGCCTGCAGGAATTGCTTTCCTTTGAGCTGGTCAAGCCGGATATCAAAGTCTTTCGCCGCTGTGCCGGGAACTTTCTGAATGCCAAGCAGGCGACTTGCGCCAACAGCCTGCTTCATGCCAGGAGCCTTCAGGAGGTCGTCCACCAACTTGATGGCCTCGTCACCTTGTGCGATGGCATTTGGCGCATCCATCGCAGCCGCAGCCCTGCCCTTAGCCGTTTCTGCTGCGCCAGCCTTTGCCCCTGCAATACTGCCTTGCAATGCCGGATCAGCCGCAGCGCCCACAATCGGAGCGCCGCCCGGCCCGGTAACAGGCTCCACCCTGCCTGTGCGTGCGTTGAATGCAAACACGCCTTGCGCCGTCTGTACGGGTTGGAAATACGGCTGCGAACTTGCCGCCGCGCCGCCGATCTTCTTCATTTCGCGCTGAAAGTCCTGCTGCAGTTGCAACTGTGCCGCACGGAACTCCCGATCAGCCGCCGCACGTTCTGCAGCACTAGCGTTTTGAGCCGCCATCTGATCCATGCGCAACTGGTGCGCCATCTGCGCTTGCTCTGCCCGTGCTTGTGCCGCCGCCGCCAGTTGGTCGGCCCGTGCTTGATTGGTCGCTGCCAATTGCTCCGCACGCGCTTGACGTTCTGCCGCCGCTTGGTCTGCGCGGAATGTGCGATCTGCTACGCGCTCCTGCTGCCGCGCCTGCATCTCAGGCATCGCCGCCATGCCCTGCATGCCCATCTTCTGGAACTCGGGGAACTGGCTCGTAGCCAAGCGCTCAAAACCCTTTTCCATGCTACCGGGAACTGCCGCCTGTTCCGGAATCGATGCGCGGCCAAACTCCTCCAGACCCTGCGTTCCGGGGTTGTACGGAGTGCCTGCCATGTCCTTGGAAAACCCGGCGAGCAGTTCGGCCATTTCTTTCTGACGTTTTGCCTGTAAGTCGGTCATGGCCTGCTGCGTCTGCTGTTCGCCACGCATGCCGCCCACGCCACGAAGCCCTGCAGCGAGATATTCCAGCGCGTTAGGGGCAACGTACACCCGCCCCGCCATGCGGCCCTGTGGGGCCTGCGTCTGTGCCTGCGCTTGATAGCGGCGCAGTTGGTCGGCCAGGATTTGCTGTTGGTCAATCATCCGAACAACCCCCTAGCGCCCTTGATAATTGAGCCGCCTGCGCCGGGCAAGCCAGCTAGCCCCATACCGATTCCAAACAAGCC